GCAGAACAAAGATTATACTTACAAGAAAAATGTATGGAATATATCAGACATTTTGGTAAATTCTTGATCGGAATAATAATTGTTCTTATTCTTGGATTTATTACAACAATATGTTTTTGGCAAGACTTTGATAAGGTATTGTTAAATAATACATTTACTGTCTTGTTTATTCTTGGTATGAGAGGTGCCATGTGTATGTTACTAAGTATGATAATCTTATTACTCTGTGCTATGTGTGCAGTAGGATGTAATGGTCTTGGAGGAGGTAACAGATAAATAATTTATCAATATGATAAATTATTTAATATTAGATAAGAATTTGTCTTTTTTACATTTTATGTAAAAAGTAATACAACTGACAAAATTACTTTGACGAAATGGTTCCATCCTTTCTGTATAAATTTTTGATCTTTCTTCTTTTGCTTGTTTTAAAGATTCTTCATGTATTTTAAGTTCTTGTCTGGATGATAATCCATTATTAATACGTTTTACTGTTCTTTTTACCAAATTTTCTTGAACTTTTACTTTATTTGTCAATTCAAAAATTGTTGATGACATTTCTCGGTTTAGAAAATCTTCACAAGAAATAAAATAAGCTGCAAATAATCTGAATGATATTATTAGGTTTAAAAATCCACAATATGTTTGTTCTGTAACATCTTTAGGTCTATTATCTTTTTCCAATTCGTATACTTGTTGTAAACAATTTTCAATGTTTTGGATTGTAAATTTAACAGCAATAATACTCAAATCTAACATCCAAATATATATCATAACTCTTAATGCCGGTAATACTTCAATTATCGATAATTTTTCAATATCTCTACGATAAACATCTATATATTCACTAACTGTTTTCGCCATTTTTGTTTCATATTTTTGAATACCATAATGTAATTTATGATGATCAGATGGTTCCTTGCATGGATTCCCTGACATTTTAAAAACCTTGTCAATATTGTGTTTTTTAGGGAATTTTTCTAAACGATGGGTTAATTCTTTACAACCTACTTCACGCAATCGTGAAATATCATTAATAGATAAATATTCGTATATAGTATCAATATTATTAAATGTAAACAAAAGATATTTTATATTATCCATATAGTATTTTATATATATTTTTACTTAAATTTTCATTTTTACCAAATAAACAACTATAGTTTCGCTTTCTTATTTAATTCTTTGGCAAAATAATATTTAATTGATTCAAAAGGACCTTTACTAAACATATATATTAATTTAATACCTTCAGGTCTATCTGTACGACAACAATGTATTGTTTTTGCGGGAAATATTATTATATCTCCTTTTTTAACTGGATTCCATTTATTATTATTAAAAACTTCTCCTACTCCTTCAATAATCATATATATTTCTGTCATATCATGATAATGTAATTCAAAATGTGCATTTGGAAATACAGTACAATTTCCTATTACTACTTCTTTATTATATAAAGTTTTATATATCAAACCATCTTTATTACCATCATTAGGCAATATTGTCATATTTTTAAATAGATGACAATATTTTAAAAATTTTCTATTATTTTTATTATATGTTTATAATAAAAATATAATAAAAATTTACAATATATTATGAATTATTATTAAATAATTTCAATAAAGTTTGTGATACTTCTTTTTCTTTTTTTCTTTGTTCTTTAAACATATTTGTAGTCCCACCTTTACAATTACATTTTTTTGGACCACCAATTTTAGGCCTTTCCGGTTGCCCACATCTTGTACACCTACATTTTGAATTCTTACATTTCGCACATAATCCTCTATTTCTTAATACTTTACCTTTACATTGATAGCCAGGTCTTGCACAACGTATACAACAACATTTTTTTTTATTAATGTTCTCTAATTCTGCAATAATATTGTTTATTTCAATCATAGGTCTTACACCTGATATGGGTGGTGTGATTGTTATAGGTGGTATATATGGATCAAATATCATATGATTATCTGAATTTATCAATATATCGGAATTATCTGAATTATCTGAATTTACTAAAATTGGTTCCATTTTTTTTAATCAAATTTTATAAAATCAAACCATTTCATTCCAGTTGCATATTCATCTTCTATTTTTTTTATAATATTGATATGTATTTTTCTTCCATCTTCAAGTTTAACATAATGTTCATATAAATCATTATTAAAACTTATAATTTTACCTCTTACCCATAATTCATCCCAAGATTCACTATTTTTCTTATTTATCCATATTTTAAATTTTGTACCAATTATAGATTTAGATATTTTTACAAAATTTTGAGGACCTGTTCCAACTTGGCATTTTTTAATTGATTTATAATAATCATCTGTATTAATAACAAACCAAAGACCTGCATTTTTGTATTCTTCTACCACACTGTCTTGTTCACTCACACCTTCAATAAAGAATATTTGATTGCAATCAGACGTAGATATTTGATTAAATGCTTCCAAATAATTAATTTGATATGTTTTAATCAAACTTTCAATTTTGTACAACAAATTATAACCAAATTCATCAAATATTGGATTCATGTTCTCATCTATTATAACAAAACCATGTTCAGGATATCCTGATACTTTTGAACCAACAAACATTATATCACCAGGCATCACATTATTTGTTTGAATATATTGCAAAATATTTTGTTTTAAATTTGATGCATCTTTGGAATCAACATATTTATTTTGCTGATATCCTGTATTTATAATACATGCACAATTATGAAATTTTGCAATATGATTCATTGGTACTTCTGGTACTTCTGGTACTTTGTTAGATATTTTAAATGTTCCAAATTCGTTCCATGCTGTTTTATTTGCAATACTCAAACGTTCACAAATTGATTTTGTATTAATCGGAGGTGTGTATGATTTTAAAGTTATAAATAATTTGTACAAAGGTTTAAATTTTACAAATTTGGAAATCTGTGATTTAGTTTTTTTAATACATTTATAATCTTGTAAATGATTAAAATATTTTGCGAAAAGTCTCGATTCACAACTTTTTCGAAAAGTTGATATATTTTGTAATTTACATACGTATGTACACCATTTATGAAATCCAGCTTGTATCTCTTTACAGTTACGATTTATTGATTTTACTTGTGATGAGTTGTTTTCTGTTTTGGATTCCAAATATTCTGATTCAGTAACCCATTCTAACCAACCATCCGTCAGATATTCATCAACATTATACAATTCAGTAGATTTATCTTTATATTCCAATGTATATTCTTCTGTTGTGTCATTATATTCAATAATTTTACAATAACACCAACGATCTTTTTCTTCCGTTGTATCTTGATACCATACTTTACAAAATTTGTAAAGATAGTTTGGCTTAATATCAATACTTTGCACAAAAAATGTCTCTAATTCTTGTTTGCTTGTATGTTTTTTATTTATTTTAACTAATCCATGTTGACAAAGAATATTAATAAATACCAGCCCAAATGTTGTTAGGATTGGTTTTATTCCCTTATTAATCATATTTTCAACTATTAAATCCATTAACACAATATATATTAAAAATAATCTTAAAAAATCATTTTTAATACGAATAAAATGTATTAAATTTCAGAAAAACTATTTATAAAAATACAATTAATATTTAAAATGGATAAAATAATAACAAGAATGAAAATTGGAAAAGAAAGATATGGTCATGGAATAAGAATAAATGATGATACAAAAGAATGGGGAACAAAAAATAATTCTTGGACTGAAATGGCAGAAGAAGAAATATTAGATGCACTTATATATGTAGCAGCTCAAAAATTACGTGAAAATATAAATTATAAAGCAGATTTAATAGATGATAATGAAAAAATTAAAGAAATGTTAGAAAATTCAGATCATATTTTGATTAAGAAATTGTGGGAAATTCATGAAATGTTATCATGAAATATATAAAACTTATTAAATAAAATTTATATTTTATTTAATAAAAATGCCATGTCAAAATAAATATGTAAAACTAGATAATACGTACACAACAACAGAAAACTTTGCAATTCGTGAAAATTGGGAAGGTGCACCTACCATGAAAAACTTTACAGGTTGTGGTGGATGTGGATGGAATCAAAATAAAAGCCCATGTCAAAATAACCAAAACAGTAGATGGAGTAATAATTGCAGAACTGTTAGACCAGTTACTCTAAATGCTGGAATGCAACCAGCTAATTGGGTACCTTTTTAAATTTAAGTAAAAATTTACTTAAATTTAATTTATAATCTGAATATCAAATTTATCAAATGACAAATTATTTGAGATAATGAAATTTTGCCAAACTGGCATTTCATCTTCTTTACATTTTATTACAATTTTTGTATCTTCGTTTTCGTAAAATGTTTGTTGATATGCTTCAGGTGTTTGAAAAGTGAGGTTTTGTGGTGTTGTTATTAGTGTTGTTTGTGGTGTTTGTGGTGTTTGTGGTGTTTGTGGTGTTAGTTGATATGCTTCAGGTGTTTGTTGATAACATGCTTCAGGTGTTTGAAAAACAGGGGTTTGATATGTTTCTGGGTTTTGAAATACTTGTGGTGGTGTTTGTTGTGGTGGTGGTGTGTCTTCTGAGTAGAATTGATCCATAACTTTTTTACCAAAACAACCATCAGATACAGGTACTAAAAGTGATAGTGACTTATTTCTCCTTAGTTGTTGAATTTTTGCCAATTCAGGCATCCTACAGTCATTATTAAAGTCCATACACTTTTTTGTCATATTTTAAATTTAAAATCATTTTTAAATTTAAAATATATTTAGTTCGATATTGTAAAATGAAAACCATCAGCGTTAATACCCTGTTGTTTCATGACTTCCAACATCTGAATAGCTTGATCAATTGAACAAGTAAAATCTGTTTTTGATTCAGATAGCTTTATGTTTGGTTTTGTGTTTGGTTTTGTGTTTGGTTTTGCATCCTGACTTGATCCTTTCATGCTTTTTAGTTTTGGACTTGGTGGATGTGTGTTATACGATTTTGTAGTATGTTGTGTTGATTGTAACTTTTGCTTGATTGTGTCCAATGGTAATTCTTTTTTCAAACCAATGCGTTCGCAAATTTCGAGCGGTGATTCGTATTCACAATTTTTTTTAATATGTGAACACTCACATCTGGCACCAGTATCTGAAAAAGCATGTTTGCAGTTATCAGGATAATCACATTGTTTCGGTTTAAACTCTCGAAGCGAGTGAGCAAATTTGCAATCATGATAAGGACATTCTTGTTCTGTCCTAAACGAACTGCAGATACGGGTACATGATTTGAATTGTTTTTTTGGTGTTCCATCTCGACTTTTCAATTGTTTTGTAGAAATGGAGGTTTTTGGTTCTTGTGTGTTAAAAGATTGTGCCCATGCGTTTAATGATGATTTAGTTAAAGTATCATTCATAATTTTTCCAAGCAAACTGGTAAAGTTAACAGTTTCCCCAGATTTGGCTCGTTTCACAAGTTTATTAATTGATGCCCATTTTTTTTTCAAAGACGACTTCACATCTTCTGGTTGTTTGATAAACCAGTTATTCTGTACTTCTGATTTATCTTTGTTAAACAAAGTAGACAAAAAAGAAAACTCTCCAAAATCAATCACAACATCTGATGGTTTGACCGGTGGTTTGGTCTGTGATTTGACCGGTGGTTTGGTCTGTGATTTGACCGGTGGTTTGGTCTGTGATTTGACCGGTGGTTTGGTTGATATCAACAAACCATTATTGTCAGCAAGATATTGACGATCTTGTAGAGGTTCAAGTGTATTTTCAACGGGGACCATGTGATCTTCACACATTTGAAGCAAGTCGTCATCTGAGTCATTACCATCACGTGTGTTATTAAGAATATCTTTTATTTCAGTTGTGGATAAACAATTGGTAGACATACGATAAATTTTAATAATATTAGGATAAAAATCATTTTTATTTTGAGATAAAAATGAAAAAAAACAAGTAATAATAATCAAAATAGAAATAATTTATAAATGAAAAGAAAAAATTATACAATAGATGAAAAAGATAAAAAAAATAGACAAGAGAAAGAGTTAAAAGATCAATTTAAAAAAGGAAATTTAACTATTAAGACAAATCATATAGAACATAAATTATATCAGAAAAAAATGGTTGTCAAACATATAAAAACGGAAACTTTAATTGATAATCTTATGAATATTTGTGAGTTAGATAAATTACAACAAGTTGGCAAGATAATATCTGATCAATATATAAATTATTATGAAAAATATGAAGATTTAGATCAATATATAAGACATAATACTGATATTTATAGAAAAATAGAAAAATATGGTAATAAATTATGCAAAGGGCAAAAATATATTGAAGATATTTTTGATATTTTTATTTTTGATATATTAGAAATACATTTTTATAATTATAGTGCGTGTATTGAATGGATTAATTTTCACAAGACAGAGCCAATAGAATATATACTTGGTAATGGAAAAAAAGGAATGGCATATGGTTATAAAATGAATGATACACAAATAGAATTATTAATATATGAAATATGTAGTGAATTTATTCAAGCAATAAAAAATGAATATCAAAAAATTAAAGAATATATCCAATATTGGTTTAAATATAAAATAAGTGGTAAAGAATCCCAATTATCTATATTAAAAAAATATATAATAGAATATATAGGACATAAAATAAAAAATACCTATATTGATTCAGATTTAATTAGTAAAGAAATAGATAAAGAAACCGATAGATTATTAAATAAAATAGAGAATTATAAAAGTAATTTTTGCGATGATGATTATGCTACATATTCAGCATTAGTTGATGAATTACCTGAAACAAATATGTTAAAAGTAATTGGTGAATCAAATTATGATTATATGTTTCCGAAAACAGTAAAAGGTCGTGAAAGTAGAAGAAAATGGTTAAATGAAAATGTGTATTGTATAGAGTTTAGTTCAGTCAATGTAATAATACAAAAATTTAAATATTATATTAATTTATTGAATTATAATATTGATCCGAACGAATATTATTTTTATATTAAAAATTTATCTGAATATGATATGGAACAATATCAGAAAATAAAAAGAATATTAGAAACAAAAGTACAAACATCCGAATTCGAAGCCTTGCTTGGTAATTTTGGTGAGGAAATTTGTTTACATTTTATTGATGCATTTTAAAATTTTCTTTTTATAAAATTATTAAAAAGAAAATTTATTATTAAAAATGTATTTAAATATTCTGAATGCAATTCCTACAAATTTTAAGTATGCAACAACTTTGAATTTTTGGTTAATGATATTTTTAAATTTATTTGGAAAATTTTTATTAAAAAATCCTATAATATTTAAATTATTAAGATCGTTTTCATTTGGTATTATGATTACTGGTTCTGCGATTGAATCAAAATATTTTTTAGATCATGATGAGATATTAAATTTACAAAATATAATTCAACATATTTTACCGTTCACAATATATCAATTTTATTATAAAAAAAATATCACATTCGTAAAAATAATAAGTTATATTATAACAGTGTTACCATATGATTTTTTTATAGATATAAAAAAACTATTATTAAACAAACGAGTGCGGTATAATATTATGATGTTAATAACCATACACATGATAATAAAATTATATGATAAATATTTGTCATATTTTACAGAAAATAAAAATAATATTTATACAGATTATAAAAAGAATGTTAACTGTTTATATTTCATGGTTATAATATATAGTATTTATTTATAAAAATGAAAAATAATTGTTTAATTCTAAAAAAAATAAATCATAAAATGGAATCGACAGTTTATGAGATCGATATACCTGTGCAAAATCTTGGTAAGTTTATTGGGAAACAAGGCCGAATGTTACAATATATGAAAGATACATTCAAATGTTCAATTTCTTATCTTGATGAAGACATATATATCGATTATAATACACAAAATAAATTTCAACCTGTAAAAATATCAGTGACACCTAACAACATAGATTTATTGATATCGTACATAGAATCAAACGTAAACATCAAAAATTTTATCATCATAAAAGAACAGATATATTCACTTTCAATTAAACAGATCATCACAAACACTACTTTATTTAATCAAGATGAGTTTTGTAAAAAGTTTGGTATTAAAGTTAAAATCAAAAATAAGTTGTACTATTATTTAATTACTATATCTGGATTAAATACAGTTGATGTTGATAACGCGATAACCGAGTTGAACAATTTAATTTTTCAATATCAAGTTGATCAAGTTAGATTTTTTTATTTACCAAGTGTGATTAAGAAAAGCTTGTTGACTAATAAAGGTGAAAAAATTTCCCAACTATCTGATATTTTTAATTCAAAACTAGTATTGATTGATATAAATAAAGTTTGGATATGTCTTTTGATCATTTCATCTGAAGATACAATTATTTATCAAATAATAAACTATATTTTGATGGATGAAACAATTATAAGTCCGAAACTTACCAATTTTTTGAAGAGTATGAATTGGAAAACATATTATGACAACAAGAAAAAAGGAGAATTTATGATAATTGGATCAAATTATCATATACAACATTTGATTCAACAACAAAGAAATTTTGTTGGACCAGATAAAGAAGCACAACTACTATTAAACATACCACTAACACAACTATTTAACAAAAATTTTAATGAAGCAAAATTTCAAAAAATTGTCGGCATAGATCCAGATGGAATAGAACAAACAGTATCAATCGGACTACAAACTGCTTGGTTAAACTGTTATAATGTTATTTGTCGCAACTGGATTGAAATCATAACATATACATTGAATTTGAAACAAACCAGTTCACTTTCTGAAATATTTAACGGAATTTCAGTTATTGGATTATTTTATAATATAAATGGAGCATTTGATGGAAATCCATTTGTAGGTGGATCATATGATTCTCATAAAGATAGTTCATTGTACGATACAGCTATTAGAGAAATGCGTGAAGAAATTGGCTTAGTTTTTAAAAACAATGAAACTTCTCAAAACAAAGTTGGAGAACTTCCAACAACTTCAGAATATAAAAAAATATGGTTAATACGTTCATCAGACCTGCAACCATCAGACCTGCAACCATCAGACCTGCAACCATCAGACCTGCAACCATCAGACCTGCAACCATCAGACCTGCAACCATCAGACCTGCAACCATCAGACCTGCAACCATCAGACCTGCAAC